TGCTTTAATAAGTTTATTAGCTAGTGATAGCGAGAAAATAAGGCAACGAGCAGTTGATCAAATATTTAAATTAACAGGTAATGAGGAAACTCGTATCGCAATTGAAGGTTCTATGGACATTAAACTTACTTGGGGCGACATCATTGAAAAAGAATCAACTGACATATAACGATTTTTACACTACATTGTATGGTGTATTTGATGAACTTGAGCATGAGTTTGTAGGTACAGAAGAATATGAGAAGGCACAATTAATGCTTAATGCTAAATTAGAGTTAGATCACGATAAAGAATTAAACGATTTATTAAATGGAAATTCAATTATTTACACCGCATCAAGGCCAAAAATCAATAATAACAGGATTTAGTGATTCAAAACATAAATTTGGAGTAGTAGTAACCTCACGTCAATGGGGTAAATCATTACTAGGACAAAATCTACTATTATATTGGTTACTACAGAATGCAAATCAGAAAGGATGTTGGATATCACCTATATACAATCAAGCTAAGAAGGTATTTCAGGAATTATTAGACGCATCAACATCAATAATACAATCATCAAATAAAGCAGAACTAACAATTAAATTTGTTAATGGTTCTACTGTACAATTCTTATCAAGTGAACGACCTGATAGTGTACGTGGATTCTCATTTCATTATATGGTTGTAGATGAAGCAGCATATGTTAATGAACGTGGTTTTGAAACAGCTATATTACCTACGCTAACAGCATTAGGTAAAAAATGTTTAATTATATCTACACCTAAGAGTAAAAACTGGTTTTATAAGTATTACCTTAAGGGTATCAACGATAGTACTGACTACATTTCGTTCCGTGGTATTTCAACGGATAATCCGTTTATAGATCAATCATTCATAGCTGAGCAACGTTTAAGTTTACCTGATGATATATTTCGTCAAGAATATTTAACTGAATTTACTGATGCAGGTAGTGAGGTATTTAGAGGAGTAGATCAAGCATGTGTAGTACAAGATTATACTAAACAAGATAAAGCAAATAGATGTTTCGTTGGTATAGATACAGGATTAAGTAATGATTATTCAGTATTATGTGTTATGAATGAAACAGGTAGGGTATTATTACTAGATCGATTACGTGGTGAGAATATAAATACAATTGCTAATAGATTTAATGACATATTATCTCGATTTAGAATCGAAGGTGGTTATGTAGAGGAAAATGGTATAGGTGCTGCTATGAGAGATTTAGTTATACCTAAAAATAGACGTATACGAGGATTTACTACAACACAAGATAGTAAGACAACTATTGTACGAACGCTCATAAGCGATTTAGAAGCACAAATAATTGAATTGCCTAGTAAGGAATTAGAACCCGAATGTTATAAAGAATTATCATTGTATACATACAAATTATCTAATAATGGTAAATTATCATTTACACACCAAAATGGTTTACATGATGATATTGTTGATGCACTTATGTTAGCAAATAAAGCACGTAATGAAATAAGATCAAATAAAATGTATATTAGTCCTTCACGTGGTATAACACAACCTAAATTCGGAGTAATGTAACATATCTAATTTAAGTAAAATAAATATTTATGAGTATATGGGAATAAAGAATTATAAAATAGAAATACCTGAGTATCTGTCAATTGATAGATTCCAGAAACTACAAAACATAGAACACTTATCTGATTTAGCTAAGATGATAAGGACGATTCATGTGTTTTCTGATATACCTGAGGATGAAATTAAGACTTGGGCTATAAGCGATTTAGGTAAAGTCGGTAAAGATTTTAGTGAACGAGTAGATGCAACAGCTAAGTTTTATCCTATGTGGCAACACAAAGGTATAAACTATGGTTATGTAGATATATCAACTATGTCAATGGGTGAATTCATTGATTTAGAATCATTATGTAAAAAACCAAATGAAAACTTACACGAGATAATGGCGGTATTGTATCGACCTGTAGTTAAACACAGATTTGATAAGTTGAAATGGAAAGCAAAACATAATGTACAATTAATGCAGAACAAAGTTGATAATGCATTTAAATGGTATACTGTAACTGAATATAATAATGACGAACGATTAGTTGATGCTGAGGTAATGAAAGACTTACCAGCAGGATTTGCTTTAGGAGCGCTTAATTTTTTTTTATCCACCGCCAACTTACACTGGATAAATTCTCTCAGCTCTTTAAAGACACTGAAGACGGAGAAGATGATCAAGCTGCTGACGAAACAAACAATGGGGGCTTTGACCAGCATTGGGGATGGTTTGCAACGTTATATTCACTCGCCAAAACAGGTATACTCAATATCACAGGAGAAGACAGTATCACTAAATTAAACTTTAACTATGTTTTAAATTACTTGGCGATTGATAAAGATTATAAATTATTAGAAGCACAAGCAGAAAAACAAAGACAAAATAAAAACAGAATAAGACTAAAATAATATATTATGGCATGTAATTGTAATAAAGCAGATAGAAGAGAAGTATGGAAACGTCACTTAGCAGGTTTCGATGCAAGTAGAATAGCAGCACAACTAATGGTTCAATTATCATTGGTTAAAGATTGTATCACAGGTGGTGATCCAGATGCTTTTAAATCAGATAGTAAAACTAAAAAATAATGAGATCATTAGAATATATAGTACAGTCATTTAGAGATGCAGCCGATAAACATGAGTATGTAAATGCATTTAATTTCGGTAGTATTGACTTCTTAGACTCGTCAAGTCAAAACATTAAATATCCATATGTTTATTTACGTCCATTACAATCACCTGGTTACTCACAAGACTCACGTTTAAGAGTATTATCATTTGAATTGTATGCTTTAGATGTACCTAAATTATCTAATCAATCACCTGAGGCAGTAATGTCTAAAATGGAGACAGTATTATATGATTTTGGTGGTTACATGAATTGGGGACCTCCAAGTGATGATCAATCAAGAGGTGTATCTTATGATATACAATCAATTACACCTACGTTAGAAGCATTTATGGATAGAGTATACGGTTACGTAGCTACAATTCAGTATACAGAAAGTGGTATTTATGATTATTGTAATTTCCCTAAAATATAAATGGAAACAGAGAATACTGACATAGCATTACAAAAATTTGGACAGCGTATCGTTGAAGAGATGCAAAACCAATTGTTTGAAAATAATTCTGTTAACACAGGAGATTTAGCTAGGAGTATTACATCAAATATAGTCAATAATAACGACGTAGAAACATTACAAGTATCACTATTATGGTATGGTGAATTATTAGAAGATGGTGGTCCAGGTAGAAGAGCAGGTAGAATGCCTCCTATAGCACCAATCGAAGGTTGGATTAGACGTAAGAAAATACCAGTACCAAGTAAATTTAAATCACCTAAATCGTTTGCATTTGCAATAGCAAATAGTATTAAAAAGAAAGGTGTTAAAAAATATAGTAAAAAGCCATTTATAATGGAGTCAATTACTAATGCAGCGGCCAATTTTGGCGATGAAGCGATAATGGCAGGAGTAGAAGCAGATTTAATAATTGACATAAATAATGCATTTAAGAAATCAGGTGCACTAATAACGTAATATGAGTTTAAGTTTAATTTCATCACCATTCGCAGTTAATGCTACGACAAATAATTTACCATTTGTTGTAACATCTCCATCTGCATCTGCAGCACAATATAAGTTAGTAACAGATATTTATATTCCTCAAAGATCAACAGCACGTCTAATTCGTATTAAAACAGCCCCAAGTGGTGGTTTGGCTATGATAGACATAGCTAGAATAGCAAGCGATTATTTAACGTATGATACACCAATGACTGTAGTTGGTAGTACAGGCTCGTTTGCAAATGCTGCTAAGTTTAAAGTATTAATGGGAGAAGAATATGCTGATTCACCTAGTGGATCTATAGCATTATATAATGGTTTAGGTGCTGTAGGCGAACCAGCTTTTACAGCATCATTTAGTGGTTCAACATCACAAGATGGAACATTAATTCCAGCAGTGAATGAATTATCAAATTTAACATATAATTGGCCTAAAGAAAAATGGGAAATGGATATAAATGGTAGTAATAATACTCCGTTTTTAACTAACGATCCTAACTTTACATTAAGTGGTATTGTGAATGCAAATCCAGCAGGTACACCAACTAAAAGAGCTCATGATTATGATTTTGAGACTATATCATTAATAGTAGATGGTGAATATAACGATGCAATAAATACTGTTGATTTAAAATTATTTGGATTAGCAAATACAGTAGTATACACTGATGCTAATTATTATACATCAAATCAATTAAGTGCTACTGCATTAGTACCACCTTTACATCATGTAGGAATTGGTCCTGCAAATGTTAGTGCTTCAAATTCATCAGCAGCTGCATTCATAGCAAATGGTGATTGGACTAAACTTAGATTCGATTTTGATTTTACCAACGGTGATAATAGAGTAGTTGAGATATTAAGAGAGGAATGTTATTATTACGATCAGAATTTAGCTAAGGAATTTCCAGATGAAGATGAAACAAGACGAATTAAAGGTAGAACTAGATTCGCATTTATTAACTCATATGGAGTAATGGATTATTACAATGTAAACAATCCAACTAGAAAAACAGCTAGAATAAAACGTAAAGATTATACACAACCACAATTACCATGGACTACATTAACTGATAAAGTTGATCAACCATTATTTGATAGTAATAAACGTGGTAAAGACACATATGCTACTACATTCACTGATCAATTTGAGGTAACAACAAATTATGTAGATCAAGAAGATAGCGATTGGTTAACTGAATTAATAGAGTCACCATCTGTATTTATACAAAGTGATTCATTGAATAATCAGTTAAACCTAAATAAAACTAATTTCTTTGAGGAACGTGCAGCTATACAAAACGGATTTGTTCCAGTAAACATTAAGAACGCTAGTTATACTTGGCGTACTAATAAGTTTAAACAAAAGGTATTTCAATATGATTTGAAATGGGAATTAAGTAACATAGCAGAAACAAGAAGATAATGAGCGTATCAATTCAACAAGAACCTACACAATTAAATACAGTTTATACTAAGTTATTATACAGTATAGATACCACAGATTTTTCATTACCACAATATAAATTTGTTTGTGATATAGAAGATTATAACGGTAATTTAATTCAACGATTAAGACAACCTGCTAATAATGAAGGACATGCTATATTCAATGTTGCTGTTCCTATTAGACCACAATTAAAAGTAGACGATACATTATATTTACAAGAACCAACTGCATCCTTCGGATATGGAGATAATCCAATTAATTCATGGAAGCAATTTAAAGTTAAATTCGGTGAAGAATATGGTACATCACCTTCATCATCAGTAACAATTTATAATGGTGCTGGAGCTATAGGTGAACCAATAGTATCAGGTAGTGATTTAGTATTAGGTAGAATGACATGGGAACCATGGAATGCAGGATTTGCTTTATCATCATCAGTTGAACCACCATTTAGTGCTTCAGGTACAGGTAGTTGTAATTTCTTCGTTTACGAAGCAGCAGCAGCTAATTTTGTAGATGTTAATTTAAGAGTTAATGGTGTATTTTTAGCAGGTGCATTTGGAGGTTCAGGATCATTTAGTTGGTCAGGTTCATCACAAACATTTGCTTTAGATGTTATTTCATTAACAGGAGTACCTTCAGCAAACGCAAGAGCATCAATAGAGGTATATGATATGAGTAATCAAGAAATGATACTTAATATCAATAATGTTTCAGGTTCAGGTGGTGCAAATGAGAATTTAATAGCAACATCATTTGTAGGTGAAACAGGTAGAGTATATGGTTGTAGAGTAACAGGTATACCTACATCTTCATTTAGTCCACCAGCATTTCAATTCGCTTATACTAGTCAACAAGGTGCATCTACAGTCCAAGTAGGTTCAGGTGCATATCCTGTAGTACCAGGTAATTTTCATAACACATCAAATTTTGCTTCAGATTTACCATTTGAAGTAATAGGTAATACACCATTTACAACTCCGGTAGGACAAGTATTAGAACTATATCCTACATTACAAGATTTTCAATTAAACGAAGTTGCATTTATCACACCGCCTGCGACAGGTAGTTATGCATCATTCAATTTCAATGCTCAAGACATTAGAATTAATTGGACAGGATCTAACCCAAATAATAATACCGATGGCAGAGTAAAAGGAATATTAACTAATTGGCCTCAATATCAAAAAGAACAATTAAGTCTTGATCCTATATTTAATAATTTAGCATTACAAACATCTAATAGATTTAGAGGTGTATCACAAAATGATTTAGGTATTGTATCTTGGTTTAATATATCAGGTTCAATATCAGCATTTGATTCAACAGGTAATGCTTACGCAATTAATTTATATGAATTTAGTCCAGAATCAAGTTCTATAGATCCAGGCGTAGTTAAATCATCGATTAAATTCGATGGTAACGCGTTAAATACGTTATCTGATGCACTTGTAAAACAAGGCGTAGGAGCGGACATACCGTTTTGTTCTGGGCCATTATTTCCCGCTAATTTACCTACTTTAGATACATCATCAAATTGGAATTTCTTGCAATTTAGATTAAATCAAGGGTCTATTAATTGGTGGAAAAGAGAAGAACCATGTTCATATGAAACAAGATCAAACTTTGCTTTCATTAATAAATGGGGTGTATGGGATTTTATAGGATTAAATACACTAACAAATAAAAACGCTGTAATAACTGAACGTAATGAATTTATGAAGGTTAACAGTGATTATAATGCAGCAGTATCGCTTTATTCCCCATACAATAGAGGATTCGAACAATATTATTTAAACCAAAATTACAAATATCAAATTGCTACTGACTATATAGGTAGTGTTAATAGTTCATTTTATGGTGATTTTAGTATAGAGAATTTCTATCAAGAATTATTCATATCGCCTAATGTAATGTTACAAGTAGGAGACAAATTTGTTCCTGTTAATGTTACAAATAGTAATTTCAGATATAAGACAAATAAAAAAGGACAGAAAAAATATCAAGTAACGATTCAATACGAATTTAGTAACAAACCAAGAAGTAGAACATAATGAGAGATCTAGTATTAAGAGTAACATATGAGAATGTAGTAACGGATTTAGACATCGATTCTAATATCCCATTACGTTTAGATATATCAGCATTCGATAATTCAAGAATTGGAGTATTATTCGGTGTTGGTTCTCAAACATTTGACTTACCAGGAACTAAGAAAAATAATATATTCTTTAAAAATGCATACGATATAGGAGCTACAGATACTCCAGCATTATATGATTTTGTTGATGCAGCAGTAATGCTCGATGGTGATGAGGTATTAACAGGTAATTTACAATTACTTGAAATAATAACAAGCGCAGATGGTTACGTAACTTATAAAGTAACAGTAGTAGATCAAGCAGTACAATTCACTAGTAATTTAGATAGTAAATTCGTATCACAAGGTGATTTTAGTGATTACAATCATAATTTATCAGTAGCATTTATAACTGGTAGTTGGTCAGGTTCATCAAATGTAGGTGATTTACCTTTATCAGGTGCTGTATTTTATCCTTTAGCTGATTATGGTAATGATGAACAAGAAGCATATAACTTATTAGATCCAAGTGGTTCATTACCATTCATACAATTTTCAGGTATTGCAACTGCTACAGGCTCGATTGATAATGAATCAACACCCTTACAATTTCAACAATTATTACCAGCAATGAGAGGTAAAGAATTATTAGATGTAATGTGTGATCAAGCAGGATTTG